TCTCGTTCATCAATAACGCTGATCATAAAAGACATCATCTTCTTGTAACTTTCTGGATTGTCCATTATTTTATTGTAATGATGACCGCAGAATAATAGGTCACCATTTAAACCACTGACTTGCACTAAGGCTTCAGCATTGCATGCATCACACCTATCTGTAGCCTTCAAGATCCATTCTTTTACTTCTGTAGGTGTCTCGATCATCGTACTCATAGTATACTACCTCTTTCGATTGTCAGTGGAATAAAAACCAGAGCCATTTAGAACAACTCCGAAATTAGAGTATACACGTTCTAGCGGAAGATTGCAAGTTTCACAGTCATAGCCAGGGTCATTGTCCTTAATGGAACGAACCTTTAGCACTGTACCCTCGCAAGCACCAGTACATTTATACTCATATGCTGGCATTACTTCTTCTTCTTTTCCTTTAGAAGCCAAACTGGAGATCCAGGAAATTGTTTTCCTAACTCATAGCCAAGTCGATTTGCTACAAATTTAATAATCTTAAACTTCATTACTTGACACTCTTCCCAAACTTTGCCCAGACACGTTCGTGAATAAAATATCCAAGCGCTTCCCAACCAATATAAATTAGTGCACCAAGGCTAGCATACTCCCACTCACCAGTGAATAAATAAATAACTCCTGCTACACCGACTAGGTGAAATGTTTCCCAACTTAATGTCTTAAGTAGGGTTCTCTTAGTTGATTCCATATTAGTTTCCCTTCAATGCTTTAAATGTATTTGCATCTACAATGCCAGTTACTTTTAAGCCTTTACCCTTTTGGAAAGACTTTACAGCAGCCTCTGTTCCTGGGCCAAAATCACCATCTGGATTTATTCCAAGAATTTTCTGTACATTCTTTACTGCCTGACCCTTAGAACCAAGTTTGATTGGTTTAAATGCAGCCTTTGCAGCAGGCTTAGCAGTTGTTGAAACAGGTGCATCAGATGATGCCACTTTTGAAAGTAGTGGTAGATTTTCCTCACCAGCATAAACTGGACGACCCCAACCGACAACAGCATTGATCAACTTCTTCTTATTGTTTTTAACGTATGCACGAGTCTTCTCAACACACATTCCTCCATTGCGCTGGTCTCCCTTTGCGGTCCCTGAAGTGTTTCCTTCAATAACCTGGATAGTGCCATCGCCATTGTTCTTAATGCAAAGTCCTACGTGTGAAATACGATTTACACCATCTTCTGGGAAATCAAAATAAATCCAGTCTCCTGGAGTTGGATCATCATTACGAGCATCTGCCCAACGACCCTCCTTCTTAAACTGATCTGATGCTGCAATGGTTGATGCAGACTTAGGGAATGACTTGACCCCCGCTGTGAATGCACACCATGAAACAAAGGACTGGCACCATGGCTGGAAGTTTACCTTCATCCATGCACCGTACTTTGTTTCGTTATCTTTTGGACCTTCAATAGTCCCTACTTCTTTCTTTGCAACCTCAATGATTGCTTCTAGTGAACCTTTTGCTGCCATGTTATCCTCCTACGGACTCTATTCTATAATTATACCATTTGCTGGGGTGGCAGGTATCGATCCTGCGACATCCGAATTAACAGTTCGGCACTCTACCATCTGAGTTACACCCCAAAACCTTTTAGATTGTTGGCTTAACTACACCAACCCCTACTCTATTTGTTGCCCACATCGCTGCAGCAGCAGCGGTAGACGATGAAGAAGTCTGCGCTACTAGACCTACTAGAGGTGAGTTATAGTTAAACTTAGATCCATCATCAGACAACTTAATAAAGTAATCTGTGTTAGATGTATTTGCCCATGGAACCATTCCACGACCAAGGTTATCAGCATGTACTACAGAGAATGTGTCTGCAATACAACCTGGATAACTGTAAGACTTATTTGTTTCATTTCCAGCAGCAGCAAAAACTGGCACACCAAGATCAGATAGAGACTTAATAAGCGCTCTAATCTCTAGGTCCTTAGCAGACTCTAACTTCTTGACAGGGTTTGCTGGCATACACTCTGTGCGTGTCTTATTGAATGTAAGAGAAATAGATACGGCTGAAACCTTTGTGCTATTTGTCTTAACCCAATTAAGAGATGCAATTAGTTGATCTGGAAAAACATCAGACTGTGCGCTAGATGCACAGATTGGAATGATAGGCAAAGTAGGGTTTTGCAACTTTGCTACTGCATACATGATTGTTCCATGATTGTAAGGGCTAGATGCTGTTGCACCCTTGACTGGCTTAGTTACTTGAGCACAGGGCTTTCCTGTTGCGTTGATTGGATTTGATGCAATGTTTGACTGAAAGTAAGAATCAATAATAACAAGAGACTTGTCATTTGCTTCTGCCTGTACTGGTACTACAACTGAAAATAATACTGCTACTAGTGCTACGATCTTCTTCATTTTATTCCTTTTCATTTTTTACGATATCATCAATCTGACGACATGTTGGCAAGGGTCTCCCCCTGCATCCCACTCTTCTTGCTCTTCCTCACCCATATATTCGTACCCACCATCATGGGTATTACAGTACGGTGGTGTTACCCAACCTCTGTCAATACCGTTTGAAAGCCAGATACCAAACTCTTGCTCTTCTGGAGACAAATCGTGTTCATGTGAATGATTCATATACTAAGTATACCCCTAAAGACTGACAACGTCAACTGGGCCCATGCAAGATGGGCTAAACTTAATTGCTGCAGATACTGCTGAGACTACACGGTTTCTTGCATTCTTCTGCTTATCTGTGGCATATAAAACTCCGTATGCATACTCTGCACCTGATCCCATTGCAAGATATGGAAGTGTATATTTAGATAAAGACATATCTGCAGAACTGTGTTCATAGATTTCACCACGAACTGCAATTATCAAACCAAGATCACCATCTTTAGATGTGTCTACCCAAAACTCATTATAAAATTCTTTTAACTCTTTAACAAACTTAGTTTGCATAAACTTATCTGTGTCTTTAATGTTTGGTGCAGTTGGCTTAAAGTTGTAACGGATTCTTTCTCCGTCCATTGCACCTGCATAGCCAATCAAATAAGGACCAATCTTCCAAACCTTTGGAGCCTCAAGTGCTAAAATTGTTCCATCGTCTGAGGCACCACGATCTCCAGCCATGTAGATTTTATCTTCATGTCTTACTACAGCAATACAAGTCATGGCAAAAGCCCCCTCTAGATAGATATACTCCAGTATACCACTACCCAGAGAGGGCTGTCAAACCATTTCAATAATGACTAATTAGCCTTTTTGTCTACCGTCTTAAACGCATCATTGATCTCTGCCAATGTGAGTTTTCCATCGTCCAAAAAAGCCCTTGCAAGCCTTTCGATAACGGTGGCTACGCCTAATAGTCCTGCTAACAATACTGCCTGAACTGTATCAATTCCGACTACTGCTCCCGCACCAAGGACCGAAAGTCCAGACGCTGCAAAGACTGCCACAATTCTCATCATGATATTTGTGAATGCCTTCTGTGGGTGCTCCTTCTTAGGGGCTTCTACTATTTTTTTAGTTGCCATTTTTATTCCTCCTTATTCCTAAATGGGCTAGTGACTATCCACAGTGCTGTTGTTGCTACAATTCCATAGCCAACCACTGTCTTTGCACTACCATCTAAAACTACCCAAGCAATAAACATTCCAAGAAGGGTCCATGCTTGGTCGATCATGTCTTTTATGATGTTACTTATTATTCTTACCATCTTCTGCCTCCTCTTGAACCTGGTGAATTGGCTCCTCCGCCACCACCAGAACTTCCTCCTCCACTAGATGATCCTCCACCTGTGGCTGCTCCTACTGCATTGATTGCAGCACCTGCTGCTACTACTGTTGCAACAACCATATCTGTTGCTTCTTCTCTTTCTTCTTCTGTCATGTCAGCACCAATACTTCCAAGTGCTGCTAATGCTGCTCCTGGATTTGTAAGTGCTGCTTCTAGTAATGCTCCTGGATCTTGAACCAATTCAACATTTGCTGCAACTTCTGCCGTAATTACTAATGCATTTCCATTTTCATCAGTACGAACCTCTACTGGAGTTGCAGGTGGAAGATCAGAATATGAAACTCCAGATGCCTGAATCTGTGCTGCAGAAATGGATTCTCCTGCTTTTAAGTTTGATACTAATGCCTCTACAACTACTGCTTTTTCTTCAGTAGATAGTTCTTTCCCTGCCTTGGCTTCTTCTGCTAACTTATCTAGTTTATCTTGTTCTGCTTTTGCTGCTTCCTCTTCAGCCTTTGCTTTTTCTAATTCTGCTTGTTTTGCTGCCTCTTCTGCTTTAGCATCTTCTTCTGCTTGTTTGGCAGCCTTGGCCTCTGCTTCTTTTGCTTCGGCTTCCGCCTTTGCATCTTCTTCAGCCTGTCGTGCTGCTTCTGCCTCAGCCTCTAGTCTTTCTGCTTCAGCCTTTGCGTCTGCTTCTTGTTGTGCCTTAGCCTCTGCTTCTGCTTTGGCTGCTGCTTCTTCTGCTGCTATACGATCAGCCTCTGCTTTTTTGGCTGCTTCTTCAGCAGCAAGTCTTTCTGCTTCAGCCTTTGCTGCAGCCTCTGCTGCTGCTTTTGCTTCTGCTTCAGCCTTAACTCTTGCTGCCTCTGCTGCAATTCTAGACTGCTCTGCTTCATATGCTTGCTGTGCTGCAATTCTGGCATTCTCTGCAGCGATTGCTGCTTGTCTTGCTAACTCTGCCTGTCTTGCTTCTTCAGCAATTCTTGCTCTCTCTGCCTCTTCTGCTATTAATGTTTGCATAACTAAACTCTGTGCCTCTGTTACAGTTTCATTCATAGTGGTGATTGCAGTTCCAACTGTTTCCATTGCAACATTTAAATCTTCCTGAGCATCCTGAAGATTTTCTTCTGCCTCAACTAAATCTTCTTCTGCTACTTCAAGGTCTGATTCAAGAATATCAAGTGTTGCTTGTGCGACCTGAAGGTTTGTTTGTGCTTCCTGAAGTGTTTGTATTTGTTCTGGTGAAGCACTAGATGTACTGAATTCAGATCCTGGAACTAAGATCCAACCACTTCCTGTATTCTTGTATAGAGAAACTCCTGCACCACCGCCATTTTCATAAAACCATAAAATAAAGTCTTTGCCTATTCCAGCAGTAGTTTGTACTCCTACAACAGAACCTCCTCCACCTTTGTCATACCAATCATTAATTACAAGTTGTCCATCTAAATATAACTGTACGCCATCATCGGCAGGTGCTTGTAAATAAGTTGTTCCAGTGTATGTTGGTGTCCAAATACCTTCCCATTTAACTTGAAAGTCTTCAGGATATGTGTTTGCTGGACCACCACCACCCCACTGTTCATTAATTCCATTTGTATCAGTAGTGACAGAAACAACATGGCCTGCACCTAGTGGTGGTGCATTGTTATACCCCATATCCTGATAAACGGTTGCCGTTAACCCAGGACTTGTGTTTTGATTTACTACGGCTGTTGCTGATTCAACTACCTGTGTTTTATCTACTACAACCTCTGTCTGTGCCTCTACCGCTATTTCTGCCACGATAACATTTTCTTGAGCCTCAGAGACAACTACTGTTGCTCCATCTACTTGTGCAATAGCCACAGTAGCACTATCTACTGCTGCTTGAGCCTGAACAATAGAGGTTTGTGCCTGTGCGATAGTGGCTGTAATGGTCTCTGTAGGCTGTGTAATGGCTGTTGCTGAGGCCTCTATAGATGCCGTTGTGGTTTCAGCCTGAGTTATAGCAGTCTGTGCTGCCTCAATTATGGCTGTAGGGCTTACAGATATTACTGTTGCTGTGTCAGATGTCTGTACAATTACTGTAGTGTCTGCTGATATTGTTGCTGTGGTTGACTCTGAGGGGGCTACTTGTACAGTGCTATTTTCATCAGCGTGGGCAGTTTCCTGTGGAAATAGAAATAGACACAGGGCTAATAGTGCTGTTATGAATGCTGATCGTAGTATTAATAGTTTTATTTCCTTCCCCCTTGCAGACTAGATGTCTGATAGGATGATTATACCATTTTATTATACAAAAAAGGGAGCCAGTTTCCTGACTCCCCTAATTGTTGGACTATTTACTTACGCTTTGATGCAGGAAGTAACTTGTTTGCTGCTGCAAGGCGCTTCTTAAGTGCTGCAATTTCTGCTGCATCTGTCTTAGCCTTTGCTGCTGCTGCAACCTTAGTTGCTTCGTGTGCTGCGTTAGCATCAGCAAGTGCCTTATCTGCTGCTACCTTGTCTGCTGCACGTGCTGCCTTCTCTGCTGAAAGAACTGTTGCTGCTGCCTGTGCATCAAGTGCACGACCAGCCTTCTCTGCTGCAAGTTGTGCAGTTAGAGTAGCAATTGTTCCGTTAAGATCAGAGACTGCAAATGTTGCAGAAGCAGCCTTAACTGGTGCTGTAAGACCAGTTACTGTTGCTGCTGAAGTTGCACCTGTAACAACTACTGTTACATTTCCTGCAACTGCTGTTGCAAGTGATGCTGTCTTTGAGCCAGCAACAAGAGTTGTGTCTGCTGTTGCTTCTGCTGTTGTAGATGTAACGAGTGTCTTTGTCACTGTTCCGTCAGAGAATGTTGATCCAATTACTGTAGCAGTAATGGTCTCACCTGTTAGGATTGCGTTACCAAAAACGTCTGTTGCTGAAACTGTGATTGTAGGAATTGTTCCCACTGCTGTAGCAGCAGGTACTGCGACTGCAACGTTTGATGCTGCTCCCGCTGTTCCCTTGATGTACACGATTGTTGAGTATGAACCGTTTGTAATTGTTACTGATCCAACTGCTGAAGTTGTTGTATAAGCGTACACAGTAACTGCTGAACCTGCTGAAGTTACTGAAAGAGTTGAGACTCCTGAAGCAACTGTCTTTGGTGCATCTGTTGTGTGTAGTGCTGTTACCAACTTAACTGTTGATGATGCAGCGAATGAAACGATTGTTCCTGTGTCTGCTGTTGCAGCAAGTGCAACTGATGTTCCAGATGTAATCTGGTTTCCTGCTGGTACTGCAACTGTTGCAGGTGCTGCAGGAGTTGTAGCGTTAGTTACTGTTGCAACTGTTACGGCTAGCGGTGCTGCCGAAGAGGTTGTTACAGAAACGCCCATGATTGCTAGGGCTGCAGCAGTAGCAATCGAGATTTTCTTAAGTGAATTCATCTTGAATTTATTTCCTTTTCTTATAGTAGATTAAATCTATCCAAATAATCTTTTACTTCATTTGGCATAGGTTTATATTGTATCACGTTCTCCTTATTGGTGTCAACTTTTGGTCTATCCCTGAAGGTATGTATCTCAATTTCTTGATTGAGATCCTTTGGGGTATGTGATATTGCCCCAAAGATTGCACCACACACAGCATCTGCTAAGTCCTTAGACTTCTTGCGGGGGTGGTCAACTCTATCATTTTTCATAATTTTTAGTTCAGTAAGTTCTTCAAACAAAAGTTCGATAGAAGGCATAGCCAGTCTTTCCTCATAGACAAGCATAGCCATGTCTTCGTAGTGCTTCTTAGCAACAGAAACAGTATCAGTTCTCATTCCTACCTGCTTAAGTTCATTTTGAATATCAAACGATTGCCAACGGTCAAACGAGACAATACCAATATTAAATCCAAGTCTACGAAGGTTTTGGATCCACTGCTTAACCTCAGACAGGTTAACTGGACCTTCAACTTTTGGCTCCCACCACGCTACTGCATCTACTACTACAATAGGTGCTACCTGTTCATAGTTATTAATTACCTGAATATTTACCCACTTGTCTACGTGAGCAATAGCAACAGCACACTTGTCATGCTTTTGTGCAAGGTCAGCGTGTACATAATAAATCTTATCTGGATCTGGCTTAAATGATTCGTCAAACCTTCTAAAGTTATCTATTGGGTTTCTGAGTGTCATGCAGGATCTAACCTTTTCTACCTGCTTAAAGAATGCATCCGAAGCATATGTTGGAACACAAGCAAATCGTTGCATTGCATCACCAAGGTCTGTTAGGAATGCAATCTTAAAGTCATCAATCTTTCTTGTAGGGTTAACATCCCAGGTTGGTCTCTTAAGTGCAAAGACTCCTGGGTACTTGTAGGATTTAATATGTTCTTCTGTCCACTCAATATGTAACTGATTATCTTTGTCGTCTTCTGGGAGAAGTGGGTTAATAATAAAGGTGTGCTTTTTATCTATAATTTCTTTTTCTACGACTACATCATCATACCGTTGAGAAATAAAGTCACCTTGAAATCTTGGAAATGAGAGCAATACTACCTTGCCAAGGTCAGGGAAGCGAGAGTCTACAGAGGCACGGAACGCTTTATAGATATTATCTGCAGTCTTTCCTTGATCATTGCCAGTTCCAATCTCAGATGCAAAACCAGAGATCTCATCAAGTACTGCAAGCAAAAGGTTTAAACCTTCGTGTGATTCACGTTCTGAGTGACCAGAGTAAACTGTGATTCCCTTATCAAACTCAACTGAGTCAGCCTTAGCATTAAACTTTCCAGCAAACCATGGTGACTTTTCAATCTTTGTTTTAAAACCTTTAAAGAATACGTTCTTAGCCTGCTGAGCGTTAATAGCAACGTTGATTAGGTCTATAGCATCTCCAGAGGGCTTTCCGAAGTATCTTGCTGGATCTTTGAGACAAAGTAACTTGTATACAATATAAGCGCAAGCCACAGTAGAGGTGAAGTCTTTACCGCTACCTTTGCCAAGTTGTAGAATGATTTCATTCTTTGTGTATTTTTCATAATATCTTGCTCCTTCTACCTCTCCAAAAACTTGTTGCAGTTCTTCTTTTCTATATATCTGACTCATTGCCTCAACAATGTCGTACTGAATTTCTGATAGGCCTGGTTGATTTAGATACTGCTCACCCTCAATAAATGTTTTAGCATCTACTGGTAACTCTTCAAATGGGCTGTCTTGCAGAGCCTCTAGAAAATCATCAAACATCGTGCACTACCGTAATAACTTCATCCTTCTTAGCAATTGCGGAAAGTCTTCTCATGATCTCATCACGAACCTGTGGGTACTCTGATGCAATATCTTTTAGGATTGCCATAAGAACTTCTTGTCTTTTTTCAATCTCCATCATTTCTTCTGCTAGTTCCTTGTTCTCAAGCAGTCCAGCCTTCTGTAGCATATCAATACGCTTTGATTCAATATCCATAACTAGTTTAATTGCTGCAGTTTTTGCAGTTAGATTATTGGTCATTGATGCTTCATCGATAACTTCATATGTTTTTGAAATTAGTTTGCCATAGTGAGCATCCATAGAGGCAAGCGCTTCTTTTGCTCTAGCACGGATAGCGTCATTAGCAGAAGCCATGACCTTCCACTCATTGATCAAGGATACTACTCGTTGACGTGGAATGTCTAATTGCTTAGAGATAATAGTTGGATCATTACCCTTTAGGTATTCCTCAACCACAAGGTTTACTTGGTCTAAATGTTTTACCAGTTCTTCCTCAGTTGACATACTTTCCCTCTAATCTATTAATTTCATCTTTAATATAAAAGATTGCCTTCTCTAAATCTTGGATTGTCTTAGACTCATCCTTAAGACCTGCTCTCCAAAGATACTTAAATGCATTGCCAATGTTAAAATTTCTGTGTCTTGTAATCTGAATACACTCTACCCCAGATGGATCTGTCGTGTAGTGTGATGGATGGTTGACTTGGTCTACCGTAATGTTTAAGTTTTCACTCATCGCTTTGACTTCCTTAATCCAAACTTAGCAAGATATACGTATACTGTTTCCACGGTACACCCACACTCCTTTGCAATCTCTTCTGGAGTCTTCTTATCCATAAGATATCGCTTACGCATAAAAGTCTCTGATGTATATAGTTTAGCAGCCATAGTATTATTTGTCAACTCCCATTGCCTTACCCCAGTTTTTTATAGCCCAATGCCCAATACCACAAGCATCTGCAACATCATTATCAGTAATAGTCTTATCATACTGGATGTTGATAAAGTTAATTGTTCTTTGCTTTCGTAATTCTCTTTCATAACTTTTAAGCCAAGATTCAGACTTGCCTGGATTTTGTGATCTAATAAATAACTTTTCGTCCTTAGAAATCTTTTTGTTTCCAATAAAGTTTTGCCAAGTAATTGGAGCAACCTTACCTATTGTACTTATTCCAGATTGTCCTGCTGCGCCTAGTAGAGCGCCTTGCACCAAAGCAAGATCAGCAGCAGTCTTAGGGCTGTTCATAAATACTGTATGTTCAATTACAATAGCATCTACGTTTACAATATGTTCAAACAGCCCCTTAGACTTTCTGCCAGCATCGATTACTTTTTCATATATGTCTTTACCTTCAAAGTTAATCTTGCCTACTTCTTTTAGATGACCACCATGGAATGTAGCAAAAGCAAGACTGTTAGTGCTGGCATCAATGGCACAAATTCTTTCTGGAAGAATTTCTACTCCCCATTTATTTTTTACCATTTATAAATCCCTTAATGTCTTTTAATGCTTTGCTTACTTCTTTAGGATTAATGTTACAGTCATGACAAAGTTCTTCGTCATTATAGATAGACAAGTCCTTATTACAAGACTTGCACTTCCTGACCTTACCTAATCTTTTTTGTCTTCTAGTGACAAGATATCTAGCAGCAATTTTTTCTTTTGTTGCAGACTCTCTACATTCAGATGAGCAGTAAATTTGATAACTTACTTCTGAAGTAAAATCACTATCACACCATTGGCAGTTTTTCATCTAGTGGCTCCAGAGGACTAATTTTTATAGTTCCATCGCCAGCATTAGCGCATGCCTTTTGTACAGGGCAGGTTTTGCATATCTTGGAGTTGGATCTATAATTTTTCTTTGGCAGTGTTCTATCAACCCATGCCTTACGTACTTCTCTCATCCACTCAAATGCTTGGTCTACCCACCGAACATAATAATCATTTATTTCTACAGGAAGGATAAGCAACTCATGATTATTTTTATTTTCATAAATAAAGATTGCTTTCTTCTTCTTGAGAATCTTCATATAAATAAGCAACTGAATAAGGTGACCTGACTTTGGCTTCCCTGCTGCCTTGCGATATTCAAATGCTTCACTCATCATGGTCTTAATTTCACCAAGGAGTTCTTCCCCTTGCCAGTTAAGCATTACGTCGCCATATCCAAAAATTGGAGGATCAACATATGTGATCTTGAATTCATCTTCAATTAGGATTCCTGCATCTCTCATTGCCTTCTGAATTCGACCATGAGACAGGGTTCCTGCCGTCATGTTGGCAACGCCATAGGCATCAGAGTTATCCTCAAAATCCTGTCCATCAAATGCAAGGTACCAGTATCGTGCACACTCTCCGTGTGAGTAAGCGATTGTAGATGGAGCAAAGGTTTTCTTAGTCTGAAACTTTGTTCCTCTAGATGCAACGTATCCATCTTGAATTGCTTTAACCAATCCATCTGGATCTACTGCATGCTTCTCTTTTGGAGCCTGTCTAATCATTACCTGCTGTAGTAAACTTTTTGTCATTTTTAACTCGTTTCTGTTCTTATAAGTATATCAGATATCATCGTGTGATGTATTTAAGTGCTGAGACGAGATTGTTGATTGACTCTGCAGCAGTGTAATAAAGGTTCTTCTTGCCACGATCAGACTTGTCTACGTTGGCCATCCATGTTGCTTTAAACGCCATCTTAGCAGCAATTGCCTGTAACCTTACTATCTCGATGGTTGCCACATTCAAAGGAATGTCTGGCTTAATGATAACCTTGGCAATGAATGTTAGTGCCTGGGTTAGTTCTTCGTCTTCCATGTAGTCTGCAATTTCTGCAAGACCATTTACCATATCGATTGTTGTTTCATTATTCATTAGTTTCTCTTTTCTATAAATTGAAAAAATATATTCTCTACATAATCTTCATTACTAAATATTCTATCACGTCTTCCATGGAACTGCTTTGTGCCTATAAAAGTAACAGCATCATTGTTGCCTAGCATAAACTCTTGGTCCTCAACAACTACAGGCCAGTCAATATTGGAACTATACTGATAATCAACTGTATACTTTGTAATCGCTCCACCGTCTTTATGCAAATCTAGTTTTGGCACGAATCCATGATCTTTACAGTACCTGATTATAATAATATCAAATATCTTTAACTCATCTACACCAAAATGAGACTCCGCAAACTTTTGAACCTTAGTCAATAGGTTTTCTGGAAACCCACCTATAGATGCAGTAGTCTTCCAGTTATCTTGGATTACTCCATAGTACCTTCCGAGTTTGAACTCAAGACCATAGTTATGAGATTTGTGAGCAACATTTTCAACATAGTCGGTTAGTTGCTTATACTCATCCTCATTATAAAAATCTTTAAAGATCTGATTGATCATTATTATACTGATTCCATGCAGCAATAGATCTTGGATGCTGTTGTACTTCTTCTGTATGCTTACGTCTAGCATCAGGGAAACGGAATGAATCGATTGGATTCAGTTGTCCTGTAAATCGATAGTTAGTTGTTGGACAATAGTCAACACTAAGAATCTCTAAGAACTCACCCTCTTTAAACTTTCTCTTTGGTCTCCAGTGAACTTGATTGATTGCTGAAAAAACAATAGTTTGACCTACTCCAAGCGTATATCTCTTACCATCAACGTAGATGTCCCAATCAATATTGCCACCAACATTAGTATTAAGAGTAACAAGGTTCTCGTCTCCATCTAAATGTGGCGGTAGGATTGGGTCATTGCCATCTCCATACTTTAAGTTATACTCAATATAGTTATAGTGACACATTGCTATGTCCCCGTCATAAATAGGTTTGGCAACTAGATCTAACTTTTCCTCGATACTCTTTGGCATTTCAAACTCTAGCAATAGTCTGGACATATTCTTAATATGCTTTGGTCTAAAACGTGTAAACTCGTTTGGCTCTTCTTGATCATGTGCCTCATTTGGACCGTAGAGAATTGGCTTCATCTCTCTTCCCTTTGCCCAAATATCTCTAAGTTGCTTCATGTCTTCATCTGAATAAAGATTTTCTATATAGAACGGAACCTCAGTCTTGTACTTCTCCATTGTTGTGAGAAATTTGTGCATCTCTGCTACATCAGATTGCGTCATTTACAAAACCACCGTTCTCAAAAAACTCAAGGCTATACTTCTTTGCCTTAGCAGTAATCTGAGACTTAGTCTCACTGTCTACAGTAGTAATACCTGGATCTGTAAAGTGAAAGAATAGCATCTCAATATACTGATCATCTGCAAATTCTTTAGGCTGTCTCCAGTGAATCTGATGAGTACCAGAAAATGTGACTGCCTGATTATTCTTAAGAACGAACTCTTGATCTGGCTCTACAATAATTGCCCAATCTGTGTTGCCATTTAGTTGGTAATCAAAAGTAAATCGTGGCTCTTTAAATGTTTCATCATGGTGAGGAAATAGTGCTGGACGATAATGAAACTTTCCACAGTTACTTGTAACATTGGCATATCTAGCATGACAGTACTCCGTCAAAACAAGATTGTCATTACCCGAAATTTCTTGTGCTTTCTTTGTCACCTTGTCGATAATTGCTTCATCGAGTTGGATGTATGTGTTTGCTTGGGAGAACACCTTGATAAAGGCACCACCATTATTGTTTTCTACGCTCTTGTAGATTGAGTTAATCTCATCTTGAGTAAAAACTTCTTCTACTATTACATTCTTTTCATCAATTTTCATTTGTTCTCCTCTATCTATTATTATACACTATAAGGCTCAATGCTACTATTAATGCCTGTGGCATCCATCAAGAACCTGGATCTTTCTTCTAGAATCTCTATCTGGTTTTCATCGTACGGACGTGGATCAACATATTTAAGATGGCAAAACACCATGTCTATCTTTGTATCTGGCTTAAGTTTTTTCTTTTCACGCCAGTGTATCTGCTGAGTTCCTGCAAAAATTAGTGCCTGATTGTTTTCTAGACTGTACATTTCATTCTCAACCACTATCCCCCAAGGCTCATCTGCATTTAACTGAATATCAAATGTTATTCTTTGTGCATCTCTGGTGTCATAGTGAGGGAATAATTTACACTCGACTCCCCACTCAGGTGTGTACCGTGCAAAAGAGTAGTCTCCCTCTAGCACAATGCCATCTCCTAGCACCTCTCTGGCTGCTTTAGTGATTGTATCCTCAATGCTTTTAGGAAAGGTTATGTTCCATGCTCTGTGACCAGCCCATTCCTGTAGGTGAGTATTCTCAATCTTAGTATTATTAACGATGTCGTAGATCTCTTTGATTTGATCATCTGTAAAAATATCATAAGCCTTAAGCACCTTAAAGTCTTGGTTGCTGATATGTGGCTGACTATCTTTTAGTTTATTGTACTCATCGATATAACTCATAGTTTAATTATACACCCTCATAAAATTGCTCTAATATTTCAAACTCTGTAATGGCCAATCGTATTTTTTGATTGCCTTCTCCAAGAACAAGAAGAATCATTGGATCATTGCCATTTCTAATAGCATCGGTTACGGCCTTTGCCCAAACATCTTTATTGAGCGCAAATGACTTACCACACTCCTTGAAGTCTACGGTAAAGTTGTTCCAAGTTGCATCACCTTTATGGGTATTGCGACCTGAGTTCTTGTGCTGCTTAGCACCAATCCTTTTGCTTTCACTCTTCTCGCTCAAAATCGCTCTTCTTTCTTCTTGCAAATGAGACCTTGCTAATGTGCTTGCTCTTGCACATCCAGGTTGCTTCTTGTGTCGTAGGATAAAGTCTTAAAGTCTTTACTTCATCCTTGCATGTGTGACAAAGGAATGTACCACTATATATAGTATAGTTAGCCATCTATTTTATTCTTAATCATTTCTTGAAGATCAAGGTCCTCTCTTAGTCGATTAATGAATGCTTCTCTACCCTGCACCTTTGTGCCATCATCTAACTGATACCATGCACCAGTTCTATTGATTATGCCCAAAGATTCAGCAGTGTCAGAAAGATCACCGATAGAGTCAATGCCCACAGTATCCCCTCTAAAATAGAAGTCATACTTGCCAGACTGAAAACCAGCAGAAGTTTTAGAAAACTGGAGTTCCCATCTAACCTCTCTACCAATCTTTTCTTCAATAAGTTTGTCACCAACATGTATCTTTCCTTTCAATGCTTGGTTATCCGATTCTGACGAAAATAGTTTAATAACAGTTGAGGAATAAAACTTAGTAGCCTGACCACCAGTAGGCTGCTGGCTAGTATACATAGCATTGATATTGTTACGAGACTGAGAAATAAGAACAAGCAGAGTTGGCTTAACTTTATTGTTTGCATAGTTAAGCATTTTCCAAGCGTTACTAAAGTCTCTCGATTCTGCTCCGATTTGCTTGGTGTTCTCAAGTTGCTTAAGTTCATCTGAATCCTTCTCAAAATAAATAGCAGGTAGCAGGGATGTGATGGAGTCTACGACGATCATATCTACGCCAGCCTCCATTAATTGTACACCCACATCTACCATTTCGTTAATTGTTCTTGCTTGGGATACAATTAACTTTGAGGTATCTACCCCAAGTTTTTGTGCCCATGCTTGATCGTAGGACATCTCAGCGTCAATCCATGCACAGACTTTCCCTTCCTTCTGCGCCAGACCAATCATCTGAAGGCATAAAGAAGACTTTGCAGAAGACTTAGAGCCCCAAATAAGAACTTGTCTACCATAAGGCAAGCCACCGTTGAGAGCACGGTTTAAACCAAAACTTGGTGTTGCTGCATACTCTGTCTTTGGCATCTCATCACCAGACATTACATTCTTACGCAACTTAGGATTTAAGTTGGCTAATACCTCTTCTACTGTTACTGACATTAAAATCTTACTCCATGCTTCTCTGGTCTAGTTTTATTAAATTGTGTTTTCTCATCTAAAGAATGATCGAGGGATAACCTTGTGTAGCCTGACTCAACGAGGCCAGCGTACAAGTCTAGCGTTCTGATCAGAATGTCTGCCACTTCCTTG